CTCTCCACAGACGGTAATATTCTTCCCATTTTTCCTGATAATTAGTGTCCCGGTGGGTTCTCCACTGTTCTACACGGTCCATTACCCATGTTGCTAGGGCATTATAGGTAGTAAAATCAGTATTTTCAGACATTGAAGCTGTTTCCTTTACTTAAATTTTCAGCGGGATCAAGCAGTTGGAGGTTATCTTCACAATGCAACCCGCATACTAGACCGTTTTTCAGTGGTACAATATGATCTACATGCTGTCCTTTACTGGCAGCTTTGGCATACATATCCTTTATTATAGCATGGTTAGCCCACTTCGGGGTAGCCCTCAGCTTTGCGTTACGATATCTAGCACTTCTAGCATTCCATAGACCCGGATTCTTTTTTCTCCATTGTTTTTGAACTTCTTGAATTTTTTCTTTATTGTTAATATAGTATTCTTTACATTTCTGGTTTTCTTTTTCTTTATTCTTTGAATAATATTCTCTTCTTTTTTTATTATGACAAGACTTACAGAGGTTTTCTTTTTTACGAAAAAGAGAAATATCTCCCTCAAACCCACAATGGTTACAAATCTTAGTATCCTGCGACATCATCTAAAGGTTCCCATTCTTCAATATCTAATTCATTCCAAAAATCAGCTACGCTAATCTGATCAATATACGCAAGTGCATCCAAAAGATCATCATGTCGGCTACTTGGAAAAGCTACTAACTGAGAAGTAAACTCATTTAAATAACTTCCTTCGTTAAATTCTATCTTACCGTGTTCCATTCTGCCTTGCAATGACCAAGTGATACGGTCTGTTTTCTTTTTACCACCATGAGTAACATCTTCAATAACTACCCATCGACCCCTGCTACGCATTAAATCTGATAGATAAGGCAACAAGGCATTCTTTAAACTTCCTGCTTCAATGCCTACAGAGGTGGCTTCTACTTCCATAGCTGCATCAAGAATACGCTCCGCTGTTTCCTTGATACTCCAACGACCGTGTTGTATGTCCTTAACCCACCACTTATCACTGTGTACCTTAACAATTGCAATAGCTGTTTCATCCAGCTTACTACCACGAGCACCTCGTTCTTTTGCTACTTCTTCAAAACCAGCAGGATCTACGGCAATTACATAACGACCGTCATCTGGTTCCTCCTCGTTAATTTTAATCCATTTTTCTTCAAAGATCCCGCCTTCAAAAGATTCAAAACTAGCTAAGAATTCCTGATTAAAGGCAGCCGTAGACATATTTTTTCTAGCTTCTTCAATTTCATTAGGATCAAGTAACGGATTATCTGTACTATTAAATGAAAACTGTTCCCATTCTTTATTTTCTTCCTTACCTGCTTCATTCCATAGAGTATAAAAATGATTCTTACCATCAGGAGTACCGATGAATAATGCACCACCTTTTACATCCGCCAATGTAGGACGAAGAATTAATTCCCATACGGCAGGTTTCATACTAGCATATTCGTCTAGTACTACATACTTTAGACCCACGCCACGAAGCGTATCTGGTCGGTCACTTCCTTTCAAATAGATCTTACGGTCATTGATTAATGTAATAGTGGCAGTATTTTCATGGGTGGATTTAATTAAATCTTTACCTAAGTCTTTTAATAAACCCCAAAGAATATCCTTGGCCTGCTGGAAGGTTGGTGCTACGTAGAATACATCCTTGTCCTTGGACTTCAATCCTTCCATGAGAAGTACCCATGCCGCTAGTCTGGACTTACCGAAACGTCTCCCTGCAGCCACCACCTTGAATCTGGCTTGGGATTGGAAGATTTCCATCTGTGCTGGGTGTAGTTCTACTTTGATTTCTGGCATTTTATAGTGGATTATAATTGAAAGTATAAATTATAGTTCGGAATATAATTGACTATAATTCACTTCTTACCATACCGAATCTCTAGGGCTTTATTCTGGCTGGCCTTAATAGCTTTCATTTGTTTCTCTGCTGCTGCCCGGGTTTTGTAACATTTACCCTTCTTACCCCAACGGTAGCCACTGGAGCCATCAGCTAACTTACAACGTTCAATAGGCATTAGAAATCTCCATCCTCGTTTTCTACTAATTCAGCATCTACTATTTCCACACTCTGAGTAAGGACATTATATCCCTTGTTCTCTAAAGATTTATTTGCTGCTTGACCGATGGATTCTACCACAATGTTAATGGCCATATCCTGATTCTCGTGCTTAACCTCAATGGCTTTCTGTGCTGGTACAATACGATCCATACACATCTTTAGACAGGTAACGTCACCTTCAAGGGCCTTTTGAATTACCATCTGGACAATCTCAGGACCCTTCTCTGATAGTAACTGCTTACTTAATTCAGTATATTTATTGGGTTGGCCTTTAGGCCGGCCTGATGGATTGGCCGATGGTTGGCCTTTTTGGAATAGGTGTGACTTGCTCATGGGTTCCCTTGGAATTAACCATTGATAATGTCTATAGATGTTATCATATTTATAACCGTTTGTCATCCCCAAATTCACCTCTCTTGTGTGTGGGACTATGACTACAATCTAGAGACCTGCCAATGGGTCCCCCCGGGGGTCATTCAAGGAATTAATACCCCAATCAGTAAAGTTATCCACAGGTTATCCACAGGCCTTCCAGTGTTTCACGTGGAACAATACCAGCGGCAGGATTTGCAGGGGAAAGTCTGTAGGATTGTGGATCTAGGGACCATCTAGGGACCATCTAGGGACCATCTAGGGACCATCTAAGGACATCAGTAGAATCTATCCATGCATAGAATATTTGAATTTGACGCATCCAGGTTCGCACCTATAATTAAGCCATCGACAAGCAGGGGGCTTGCCGTTCATCCTAACCTTAAGAGGATCACATCATGCAAAAAGCATACCTACATTTGATCAAGTACGCATTGGCTAACAACGCCACAATCAGCGTCCACGATTCCGAGGAATGGTCTGTTAAGCGTTCAACATCCTATAAAGAGATCAAGGATTGCATCGAAAGCGTGGACATGTCCGATCTGCGGATTAGAGATAGGGATACCAAAGAAGATCTAGGATGGGCAGGCGTAATCCTTGAGCGTGGGCAGAATCCGGACGAAAGCGTATACGATTTCCAGACTACCTCATTTCTGTTTGCATGGGATAGACAGTACAAAACAGAGAATGGTAATGAAGGTTTGATATTAGAAGATTTATTAGCAGACTAAAATCTTTTGATTAGACAAGGCCGGCCCAGTGCCTGAAACTGGGCATCATCCTAAACAGTAAGAGGATCACATCATGAAATACGAAATTATTGAAGCCAAGCATTGGAAGCACATCAACGGGCGTACTGCGTCCATCTATGGTTCAATTCCATACTATAACGACAACGATGCTAAAGATTGGCAGATCGTTTCCTGTGGCTTCACAGTACGCAATCTCAAGACTGGAACTGTTGGTATTGGTCGTCCACCATTTAAGACCATCGAAGAAGCACAGGCATTCGTTGCTAAATTTAACTAAGGAGATCGTCATGCATCAATCAATCAATTTACACGATTTCCGTGAAGCTTTCCAGGCATACGGTAGACAAAACCAATTTTCCTATAGTGCTTTTGAGGAGATTTACGACTATCTCACGCAGTACGAAGAAGACACAGGCACGCCAATTGAATTGGACGTTATAGCCTTGTGCTGTGACTTCAACGAAGAAGATCTAGGCGAGATCAATCAAAATTATGGCAAATCTTTTGAAAGTTTGGAGGAGGCTAACGAGTGGTTAGTCGAGCATACCTCAATTGTTGGCTATACAGAAACTACTGTAATTTATCAGACATTCTAGGGGGATTTATGGAACGTTACCCAGTAGTGGAGCCGAAGGCTCCGCCTTCAGTAGAGATAGGCACGGAATACAAGGACCGCAAGGGTAGGCTGTGCCGTGTGGTGGATATCTATAAAACCTTCAATCATGCAGGGGAGCTTGTATCTACCAGCTACGTTGTAGAGCATGAATTCATGGGGCAAATGGTTACAGAAAAGAACATTTGCAAGGTAACAATCCAACGGGCTATTCAAGGATAACTTATGACGACATATATTCTTTCTATTGTACTGGTGGCCGTGTCAGTGGTTACTATCTACTGGCTAGTTGGATTACTAGCGGATTACTTTAACCCCTACAATTATGAGGATTAATCATGCGTAAGATTGAAGAACAAATGCTGAGTGCCATTCGCAACCGTAAGAATTGGACCAGTGGAAATACTGGGGTATTTTTTGAGAATCCCGGAAATCCGTATGGCCCACGCTCTGAGATATACCTACACGGCAACCATATTGCAAATTATTGGCATAACCATGCCGAAATTGAAGTAAACATCAGAACGCTGAAGCAATGGCCGACCATGACAACCAAAAGCCGCCTGCGTGCGTTAGGTGTTGATCTGGTACAGAAACAAGGCCGCCTGTTTATTAACAATCAAGAGGTGTGAGATGGATAGATATTTTTATGATCCTTTACAGGAAAACATAGACCGCATCCTTAGAGAGCGGTCAGAATATGCCAATGAATTTGAATGGAAATACAGGAGCCCGTGCGAGCCGCAGGTGAGCAGTAAGTTTGAGATGGCCGACAGTACTGTGAAGGCCATTAAACTAAATAGAGTACTGGCATCAAGGTATCAAAAGAAACGGGCGGCAGCAATCCGCAAGCGTTACAGTAAACAGTTATTTATAGGATGAAGCATGGACACAATTAAGAGAGTACGCAAGTACAAGAAACGGTACGGCATAACGAATGGCACTAGTTTCCTAGGCTTTCATTGGGGCCTGCGGTCATGGTATTACCTGAAACCCAATGGCCGAAGTCTGTGGGGTATTAAATCAATTACCGATAAACAAGGTACAACAAGGATCGGGTAACAATGATTAATTACAAACTCAAGAAGGCAGATGTTAAATCTGTGGACCTAGTGTTAGTGTGGAATAATCAATTAGATGATTATCTGAAGACACATAAGAATGAATTGTATAGACTGCTAGACAATGGTAAGACAGTCACAGACTGGAGAATTGACCGCAGTAGTTTACTGAATTCAATCCTATTTATCAGGGGATGAAGATGGAAAATGCAGCAGTAGCGATAGCATGGATCGGTATTATTATCGAAGCCATTCGACAATTAACTAATTAAGGGATAGATTATGTCAAATCCTACAAGTGATTTCATTGCAGACAATCTGGGTGATGCAGTTGAGCGTTTCATTACCAGTAAGCTGGGGATTCCAGACTGGTCCGATGATTACCCGGATGCCTACCTAAATATGTTTGATTCATTAACCTATGCAGATGATTACTATCTGCTACAGTTTATTAATGAAACCTTATACAAAGGTAAGATGGAGATACACTAATGAAACTAGAAGATCTTTATACAGATGAACAAATTGACGATGCAGTAGATGCCTATCTTGAGGCCCAAGGTTATAGTGATTGGGTTGATCCGGGTACTGTGGATTTCTCTGGATGGTCATTAAACGAACAGATAGCATTCATGGAGGAATGGACATGAACGACTACCAGAAAGGATACAAGGCAGCCCTTGAGGATGTACTGGATCACCTTAGATTAATAGGTGGGCCGGAGATGGAGTTATTAATTGAACAGATTAGATACAAGATGGCCAAGGGCATTGATTATGATTACCCTTGGGATGACGGGGATCCAATGTAATGAATAAGTTAGTGAGTACTTACATACAGTCTATGGTAGAATCCAGTACACCGAAAGACGAACATGAGGATTTCCTGAATGAATATTTACCTAGACTCTTTGCACCTGCTACTGCTCATTGGTTGTATCGTGAATGCAGCCCTCTATCTACACGAAAGAAGCCACCACAAGCGGACACAGGAGAGTATGGTTAACTTCCTAGAGGCTAATGGATTAATTGAGTATGAAGAAGAATAAGTTAGTGACTACTAACCTAAGAAGTAAGGATCTATTTATACTTACACAGGGATTAATTGACTGGTAATTTAATCAAGTAGATTTATAAATCAATATAGATTTACTTTACTTGTTGATGTCCAAGTCACCCTTAGATAATACTAGACCCAGAGATACCCTGTCTATATCCCATTGGGGATAGGTAAGGATACTTATAGGGGTATAAAAACATTTCATTGGACAGGTGAAGTTAAATCTGGATAATGAACGTATCTCAAACGAAAGGAGATCACATGAAATTGGTAAAGATACCCAAGCGTTTCTATCAAGATCACATCGAGCGTGACCTACCTGCACCTAAGGTGGTTAAGTCCACCAGCCTGCACTACTGGATCAACATCGAGGACCCGGCACTGTCCGAATTCCTATCCGATGCTGAATTCTATAAAGATGAAATGACATCAGGCTATGCTGACCGGACTACCTTCGGATTGCAACGATCAGCACAGGCTACCTATGACGCAATCAAGGAGGCCATCTAATGCTTGCACCATGGGAAGAAGAAGCGTATTATGAATGGCAGTTAAGGGAACGACAGGCGGCACTCCGTGACGCAGCCCTTGACTGGCAAAGTCTGCAACGGAATTCACGGGATATTTTGATGCAGATACCGGAAGCCGAGGGACTGCGTGAGTGGCACCTCGAAAACTCCGGAGTAACACATCCCGAAACCAAGTAAAGGAGTTAATCACATGGCTGATTACATTACCGTTGAAGGCAAGGCTGCCTTTGTCTATCTCACTGAACCGGATTCCTATATGGGGAATACCAAGTACAGTGTAACCCTGAACCTGACCGATGAATCCGCTAAGACGCTCAATGATATGGGTGTTAAGGTTAAGGATTACGAGAAGGATGGTATCGTCCTAAAGCAGCGTGAGTTTAAGCGTAAGGCCGACTTCGGTGTACCGCTTATCTTCGATAAGGACGGTGATCCGATTGGTCCCGATGCTATTTCATGGGGTGATACCCTTCGACTGGCCGTCTCCGTTGGTGGAGGTAACGCCCTTGGTCGTGGTACTTACCTCAACAAGGTGAAGTTGCTGGAGAAAAACCCGGAGGCATCCGAGTCCCCAGCAGCGGACATGGCAGGGGATTTCTAGGCTCTAAGGTCAACAACAGGAGATTCTAATATGGACGTTGATACTGCATTTCTGGACTGGTGGGACAAGCAAGCTGAGACAAGTCTCAGTCCGCCCCCAAATACAATCAAGAAGCAGATCTTTGAAGTCTATAAAGATGGCTATGAAGCAGGGATGATTGAATCCCTAAACGAAGTACTTGGATCTTCGGATTCAAGCAAGTAATTATTAAGGCTAACGATTAACCATTTAACTCGTGCGTTCATAGGAAGCCTTAGTATGTATCCTGAGCATGATACAAAACTGCTCACCCTTTACTGAAGGCGTAGCCTTTTAATTCCGTACAGAGGTAGTACAGGAAATGGACTTTCCAAAAAGACCCGTGTCACACAAGACACAATGCCCCCAGTGTGCAGCACTTGGCGGGGACACTCATGAAGATAATCTAGTATGGTATGAAGGAGGCACGGCACATTGCTTTGCCTGTAACTACCATGTCTATTCCAATGGAGAAACAGATACCGTTATGTCGGACATACTCAAGATCCCGGGTGATTCAAAGCCTGATCTGTCCCGTGGCACGACACTGGATACCAATAAAAAATATCGTGTAACTAACTTCTTCAACAACAATACTGAATACAAAGTCTACCCATACTTCGATGCCGATGGTTCATTGGTAGGATTGAAGTATCGTGGTATTAAGGATAAGTCCTTCCGCTTTGAAGGTAACTCCAACGATGCGGGACTATTCGGTGAGCACCTATTCAAGGCAGGTGGTAAGTATGTAACTGTAACTGAGGGTGAAGAGGACTCATTGGCCGCCTATCAAATGATGGGTAGCCGTTGGCCAGCAGTATCCATACGCACAGGTGCAGCCGGTGCCCTGCGTGACTGTAAGAAGTCATTTGAATTCCTTGATTCCTTTGAGAAGGTAGTCCTATGCTTTGATAATGATGAACCCGGTAAGGCAGCAGCCAAACAAGTAGCCCAGTTGTTCTCCCCGGGTAAGGTCCTGATTGTTAATCTTGAACTAAAGGATGCAGGGGAATACCTGCAATCCGGTAAGACCCAAGAATTCATGGACATATGGTGGAAGGCCAAGGAATACACACCCGATGGCATCATCAATGCTAAGAATCTATGGGATGATATTGTTAAGGAAGAAAACATTAAGTGTGTTGACTATCCTTGGTCCTGCCTAAACACCTATACCTATGGTTTCCGGCAGCAGGAGTTAGTAACCATTACCAGTGGATCAGGTATGGGTAAGTCCAGCATCATGCGTGAACTGGAACACTGGCTATTGAGGACAACAGATGACAACATCGGGATACTTGCACTTGAGGAGTCAACAAAACGAACTGCACTTGGTATCATGTCAGTGGAAGCGAACCAGTTGCTCCACCTTCCTGATACCGTTGTCTCAGATGACGAGAAACGACAGTACTTTGATAACACACTCGGGACCGGACGGGTATTTCTATACGATCATTTCGGTTCCACGGCTGAGGAAAACCTACTGAACCGTGTCCGCTATATGGCAAAGGCATTGGATTGTAAGTGGATTATCATTGATCATATCAGTATCGTGGTGTCCGGTATGGACGGGGACAATGAGCGTCAATTGATTGATCGACTCATGACCAGCCTAAGAACTTTGGTACAGGAAACAGGTGTCGGCATGTTCCTTGTATCCCATCTCCGTAGACCGACAGGGGACAAGGGACATGAGAGAGGGGCAGAGGTTAGTCTCAATCAGTTACGAGGTTCGCATGCAATTGCACAGCTATCCGATATTGTATTGGGTCTGGAAAGGGATCAACAGCATGAAGACGAAGAACGCCGCAATACAACATTGATTCGTGTAATTAAGAATCGGTTCACTGGATTGACAGGCCCCGCCTGTTGGCTCAAGTACGATAAACTAACAGGACGCATGCACGAAACACAGAAACCAGATGATGAAGGATCTGATTTTTAAATGAAGGATTTAATATTTGATATTGAGACCGATGGATTTAACCCAACTAAGATACATTGCGTGGTAGTTAAGGATGATAAAACTAATAATGTACATGTCTTTACTGGTGACGATCATAAGTCTTTTGTTGGATTTGTGGCTGGACATCGACTCATAGGACACAACATCATAGGCTACGATCTCCCTGTATTGGAGAAGGTATGGAATTACAAACATACTGGACCGATTGTAGATACGCTGGTGCTTTCACGGCTTGCCGATCCTGCACAAGAGGGTGGTCACAGCCTAAGGAACTGGGGCAATCGTCTAGGCTTTCCGAAGGGAGAACACAACGACTGGTCTGCATTCAGTACCGAGATGCTACATTACTGCAAGCAGGATGTCGAAGTGACACAGAGGGTGTACCGGGAACTGACGAAGCTGATGAAGAAGGAATTCAGCCCAGAGTCAGTAGAGTTAGAGCACCGAGTGGCTGGTATTATTACTAACCAGACCAAGAATGGTTGGTTATTTAACGAACAGGGTGCGGAGAAACTACTGGCTAATCTCCGCAACCGAATGAATGATATTGAAATGGAGATACATAATGAATGGAAACCAATGGCAAAACTCACCAAGGAGTATCGTCACAAATTTAATCAGGATGGTTCAGTACGGCGTAGTGGTGTGGGGTTTGTTGATGCTGTCAGCAATCTTTGGGTGGACCGATCCTTTGACGGTATTAATACTGGCTGGACTTCTGTTATTACTTGGGTACCTTTCAATCTTGGTAGTCGAAAGCAAATTGCAGAGAGACTATCTAGACTAGGCTGGAAGCCGGATCGTTTCACTGAGAAGGGCAGCCCAATTGTAGATGAATCAACCTTGGATGGGGTGGATATTCCTGAGGCCAAGTTAATTAACGAATACTTATTGTTACAGAAACGAGTAGGCATGTTAAATAATTGGCTTGATAATCTAAAGCAGGATGGTAGACTGCATGGACGAGTCAATACCAATGGGGCAATCACGGGACGTATGACCCACAGTGATCCTAATCTTGCACAGGTACCGGCAGGTTACTCACCATACGGTAAAGAGATGCGGTCCCTATTCACTGTCCCCAATGGTTACAAGTTAGTGGGTGCCGATGCTGCACAACTTGAACTTCGTATGCTTGCACATTACATGAACGATAAGGACTACACCAATGAGATCCTCAACGGAGATGTTCACACAGCAAACCAAATCGCTGCTGGACTTGATACACGGGATAAAGCAAAAACTTTCATCTATGCCTTCCTGTACGGAGCGGGTGACGCAAAAATCGGAAGCATTGTTGGAGGATCTTCGGACGATGGACGAACTCTTAAGGCTCGCTTCCTTAGCAATACTCCTGCATTGGCAGGACTTAGACAACGAGTTGATGATACAGTGCGGCAACGTGGATGGCTTAAAGGATTGGATGGACGGAAACTGCACATCCGGTCGCAACACTCGGCATTAAACACACTACTGCAAAGTGCCGGTGCAATCGTTATGAAGCAGGCGTTGGTTCATCTAGTGGATACCTGCCAGCTACGGTACAAGTTGGTTGGTAATATCCATGATGAGATTCAGGCTGAGGTTCATGAAGAGGATGCCCATGCATTCGGGCAACAGGTAGTACAAAGTATCCGCATGACAGAGCAGTCCCTTGGACTACGCTGCCCAATGGACGGTAACTACAAGGTAGGTAACAATTGGAGTGAGACTCACTGATGAAGATTAATGCAATGATAGAAGTAGAAATGTTTGACGATCAAGCAGAGGAAATCTTTGTACAATTCCTGAAGAAGGAATACATGGAGCATGTACGTAATCCTCTTGTGATCGTGACTGAGGACATAGCAGATAACAACCGTGTGACTGCAGCCATGGTGCAGTTGATTAAATACTACAGCACCAAGGATGAGTACTTGGAATTCATAAAGGAGACACACGGTGAATGAACACTACAAGAAACATACCATTGAAGCTATTGATGTTATTCGTGATTGGAATCTTGGCTTTGAACTTGGTAATGTTATCAAATATATTGCTAGGCACAATCACAAGGGTACTCCACTGAAAGACCTTGCAAAAGCGGAATGGTATCTCCGTGAATACATGCTTACACTTTCAGAAAGGATTGCTAAACTAGATAAGATGGTTGAACAAAATCAGTTGGACGGTCTATATGATAATACCATCACTGGTACTACTCACTTAGGATAAATTATGACAGATATAAACTACGTAATTCCGGATCTATATCACAGCCTTCGAGAGAAGTATGTTGCTGAGGATGTAGACTTCAACAATGTCATTGAGCAATTCATGGAAGAGTGTGGCTCTGCATTGTATAACCACTACAAGGAAGAGAAGGATAATCGTAAGATTCGTATCTCCAGCATCGGTCAGTGTGAGCGTATGCAGTGGTACAAGGCACACGACTATGAACAGGAACAACCCGGGGATAAGTTATGGCTTACCTTCCTGCAGGGCCACCTAATGGAGGCACTCCTGAAGGCAGTGATTAAGATTAGTGGACATAGGATCAGGGATGAACAGGCCAAGTTATCTGTTGCCGGTGTTCAGGGTTCCTGTGATGCTGTAGTGGACGGTGAACTGGTGGACTTTAAGACTGCCAGTAACTGGTCCTTCGATAAATTCAAGGATGATGAGATCAAGAACGATAGCTTTGGTTACCTTGAACAGATCAGTGCCTATGCCCATGCCTTGGGTAAGAAGAAGGCACACTTCATTGTATTAAATAAGAACACAGGTGAATGTAAACTCACCAGCGTAAACACCATAAAGAACATTGAGGATCATGTCATTTATGTTAAGGACATTGTTAGTAAGTCCACACCTCCTGACCATCCAGTATGGTCTGTTAATGCTAACGGGGAATTGGATATGCGTTGCAGCTTCTGCGGATTCAAATACGAATGTCACGGAGCCTTACAGGAGAAAAACTTTGGCAAGATCACAAAACACTACATCATTGAAGAAGACGCAGGACATTTCTAATACACACTGGACCGGTCGTAGACCAAACCCAAGTAAGTACTTCGGTTTTGTCTATGAGATTACTAACAATCTAAACGGACGGAAGTATATTGGAAGGAAGGTGTACTGGACCAAGAACACTCCACGGAAGGTAGTCATTAAGGACATGACCAATCCCGGCTGGTGCCCGGATCACTGGAAACAGTCCGACTGGAAGCGGTATATCTCCAGTAGTAAGGAACTGAAGGAGGATATTTACCGGGAGGGGATGGAGAATTTTACATTTAAAATCCTAAGTCAGTGGAAATCCAGTAATGCATTGAGGTATATTGAGTGCCGGACTCAGTGGCAGCGTAAGGTGCTGGAGTCCGATGATTACTACAACGGATGGATTGAAGAATTCAAGGGACCGGCACCCGGGGAAGTCCTTGGTAAGGCCAATGACTTTAGACGTAGACATCACTTTGAGAATAAACGATGATTAAATATACAGCAGTATCACAGGTGGACAATTACATCCTAATTAAATATGATTGGGATCTTGGCACTAGCTGGTACAGGATCTTTGATATGGAAGGTGAGCAAATGTTCCAGTTACCAAAAGATCCTATTACTTTCCTTGAAAGTCTTATTGAAGTGATTATAGATTATGAAGAAGACGAAGCCCTTGAAGAACCTAGTGAATGAACATCCGTTGGAGGATGAAGAATTCTGGGATGATTTTTACGACAATCTAATTGAATGGGAGTTAGAATATGAAGAAGGTAACAGTGGTACAGACACCACGGATGGATCGGTTTGAACAACAAATTAATAACCTACTTGCTGATGGTTGGGATCTACATGGAAGTCCTTTCGTTTCACAGGCAGGGGCATTGGTACAACTACTTGTGAAGGAGGAGAAGAATGAGTCAGGACGAACTGTTAAAAAGACTGGAGGAAGTGTGTGATGCAGATACCCTTGTTGACCTCCTTGAGATCAGCGTTGAAGATATTCTGGAAAGATTTAACGACCGGGTTAGGGCGTACCACTCTCAGCTTTGCGATTACTGCGACAGTTATTTTCCGGAATCTGAAGGAAGCTATTTTGAAGAGGATGCAGAAGCAATAGAAGAAATAAATGTAGAGGATTACTACTATGAAGATTACGATCAGTGAATTGATTGAACACGAGGATGGATCTGCTACATATAAGGT